CAGTCGTACCATTCATGGTTAAGGCCGCCCAGATCCCAGCTTCAACAATTGCTCCGATTGAAGTCTTCTACTTTGGCCGACCAATTAAGTTGGCAGGTCAGAGAGTGTTTGATAACTGGACAGTCCCAGCCGACGGTCAAGAGTAATAAGGGATAGAGAGGGCCGCTAAATATAAGCGGCCCTCCTACTCTCTACTAGAGGTTATATAATATGGAATTATTTGGTTTTACAATTAAACGAAAGGAAGAGGAGCTACCACAAGCAGTAGCTGTTACTCAGCCTTCCTTTGTTCCTCCAGTAAATGACGACGGTGCCGTTATCGTATCAGGTGGCGGTGTTGTTGGTACCTATGTTGACTTAGAAGGTACAGCAAGAACTGAAGCTGAGCTGATCACAAGATATCGCCAACTATCTCTCCAATCAGAAATTGAAACTGCTGTAGAAGAAATTGTAGGTGAGATGATCTCCTACGATTCAAACCAAGAGCAGGTCAATATTAATCTTGACGATCTAGAATTCTCAAAGTCTCTCAAAGATAAAATTACAGATGAGTTTGATGAAGTTAAGAAACTACTTGATTTCTCTTCATCTGGTTTTGATATCATTAGAAGATGGTATATAGATGGTAGATTATATTACCATGTTATTATTGATACAAACAACCCACAAGATGGTATTAAAGAGCTTCGCTATATTGATCCTAGAAAGATTAGAAAGATTAGAGAAATCAAAAAAGATAAAAAGACTGTTGCTGTACAAAATGAATACTACATGTACAACGATAAAGGATTCCAAGCCAAGGAAGTAACATCTTCCACAAATGGCTTGAGAATTGCCAAAGATTCAATTGTTCTAGTATCATCAGGCTTACTGGACGAGAATAATTCATACGTTCTATCATACCTTCATAAGGCTATCAAGCCAATGAACCAGCTACGTATGTTAGAGGATGCTTCTGTAATCTATAGATTAACAAGAGCACCAGAAAGAAGAGTATTCTATATTGATGTTGGTAACCTTCCAAAGATGAAGGCAGAACAATATCTTGCTGACATGATGCAGCGTCATAAGAATAGATTAGTCTATGATGCTACAACTGGTGAAGTCAGAGACGATAGAAAGTTTATGACAATGACAGAAGACTTCTGGATTCCACGCCGCGAAGGTGGTAAGGGTACAGAAATTCAAACTCTACCACCAGGTGCAAACCTAGGTCAAATGGAAGATGTTGTATACTTCCAGAAGAGATTATATCAGTCATTACACGTTCCAGTAACAAGACTCAACTCTGAGCAAGGTTTCAGCTTAGGTAGATCAGCAGAGATTACTAGAGAAGAACTAAGATTTTCTAAGTTTATTGACCGTCTAAGAATGAAATTTTCTGTATTGTTTAAGGATGCTCTTGGTAAGCAACTAGTTCTAAAAGGTATTGTTGCCCAAGAAGAACTATTAGATATTATGTCAAAGGTTAAGTTTGACTATGTCCAAGATGGTTACTTCACAGAGTTGAAGGAATCAGAGATTATTACAAATAGAGTCAACACCGTTAAGAATATGGAAGATATGATTGGTGTTTACTACTCTCGTAACTTTGTTCGTAAGAAAGTTTTACGTCTTTCTGACGATGATATTGAACAAATGGAAAAGGAAAATGGAGAAGATCCAATCCTTCAGCAACAGGCCGAGCAGCAAGATGCAGAGCAGGAAATGCAGCAACAGCAGGCCCAACTCCAGCAGCGCAAAGCTGATATGGAACAGGTTTAATTGAACAAATTGATAAATAATTAGAACATTGGAGTTATTATATGTCAGAAGTAGTAAAAGATATGATTGGTGCAGTTATCAACCAGGATGCTGCTTCATTCTTGGATAAGTTTGAAACTGCAATCAATACAAAAGTAGCAGCTAGATTGGATGCAATGTATCCAGAAGTAGCGCATGCAGTAATGAACCCACATGCTGAAGTTCCAGCTGCTCCTGCAGCAGAAGCTCCAGCTGAAGTACAATCAGAACAATAAAGAGGATTACCATGGCCACAATGCGCGAATCATTAAAGAAACTAGCAGAGGTTGCAAAGCCTGTTCCTGGTGATGAGCAGGACTTCGTGGCTAAGCATGGTATGAAGATTATGGACTTCCAAGGTAAGGATGCTCTCTCGAGCGAGTCCCCTTATGACCATATTCTAAAGAATGTTGCAGCAATTAAGGCCCCTGGTGAACCAGGTAAAGATGATCATGGTCACGATGCACCAGGTGAGTCAGAAGCTGCCTATCATATTCCAGAATCAAGAGATGCAAAGATTGCAAAGCTATCAGAAATGATGGGCAAAGAAAAAGATGAGGACGAAGAAGAAGACGAGGGCGAGGAAGACGAAGATAAAAAAAAAGTAGATGAAGCTAAGAAGGAAGTTACTGGCGTTAAGATGCATTATCATAACCCAAAGACTGGCGAAAAGTTTCACGAAGTTCATTTTTCAGTCCCTGCAGCAGAAAAGTTTAAAAAGCAACATGAGAAGGCTGGCTTTAAGTTAGTAAAGAAAGAAGCTCAGTTTAGTGAAGAAGTCGAGCAGGTTGATGAAAATCTTCCATTACTTCCGAAGCAAAAAGAAATTGCACGTGATCTTCTAAAAAAAGAAATGGAAGCTCGTAAAAAGCAACGCAATGATAATAGACAAGCTGGCACTCCAAAGATTACTGAGTCTGAGGAAGGCAGAAGAGAGGAGAATGATAAGGTACGTATGGCAAGAGTTGCCACACCAAGACCACATGCTCCAGAAACAGTTCAAGCAATGAGACATAGACTTGAAACTGTTAAGAAGCAAATTATTGACAAGACATGAAAAAGTTTTTAGATTATCTTAATGAAGAAGGTGAACTACAAGGAGGCTTGCATAGCAAGAATCCAACAAAGGTAAGAAAGGCTGCTGGAGAGCTTAGAGCAGAGATGCGTAATAAGATTCCAGCTAGTCATGCAGAAAGATTAATTAGCAAGTATAGTAACCATCCTAAACTTGCTGTAGAGTTACGTAACGCAAAAGAAAAGTATCCAGAAGCTGATGTGAGATCAATACTGAAGACTCACATTAGACAAATGAAAATACCACATATGGGTGTAAAATGACAGACGTAGTAAAATTTAAAGCAACGGAGATTGCATTGTCAACTGCCAACAATGTCAATTTGGCAAGTGTTGTTAGATTGCTAAACTCAAATACAACAACTGTTTCAACTATCACAATAGCCAATACAGGTGGTACAATTGCAACATTTACCCTTGGATATGCTGGTACAGATGAAAGTGTAATCTACGTTGCAAAGGAACCAACAGACACATTAGCTGCATCTGGTGGTACAGTTAAGGCTGCATCAGTTGCATACAAGTAAGAGAGAACAACAATGAAACTAATCTGCGAAGTATTAGAAGAAGTAAAACTAATAACAGAAGAAAAGGAAGATGGCAAGAAGGACTTCTTTATTGAAGGTATCTTTATGCAGGCCGATCTAAAGAATAGAAATGGCCGTATCTATCCTATGCCTGTTATGGAAAAGGAAGTTAACCGCTATGTAAAAGAATATGTAGACACAAAGAGAGCTTTTGGTGAGCTTGGCCATCCAGAAGGTCCATCAATTAATCTTGACCGTATTTCTCATATGATTACGGAACTAAAGAAAGATGGATCAAACATTATTGGTCGTGCTAAGATTCTAGAAACACCAATGGGTAATATTGCAAAGAATATTATCCAAGGTGGTGGTGCCCTAGGAGTATCATCACGTGGTATGGGTTCACTAAAAGATAAGAATGGCATCATGGAAGTCCAAGATGATTTCACTCTTGCCACAGCTGCTGATATTGTAGCTGATCCATCAGCACCAGGCGCGTTTGTTAATGGTATTATGGAAGGTGTAGAATGGGTGTGGGATAATGGTTTGCTAAAGGCTCAGCAAATTGAACTGTATAAAGAAGAGATTGAGAAGGCAGCTGCCAAGCCAAATAAGCGCGTTCTAGAAGAAGCAATGCTTAGAACCTGGACTGACTTCCTGTCAAAACTTTAATTTTATAAATAATATTAACCAATTTACGTAAATTTTTTGGGAGAAAATACAATGTCAGAAGTACTTCAAGAAGAAGATTTTAAGGTACCAGGTGTTGAAGCATCTGTTGCCGGTCCTGTAGACCCAGCTGGTGGTAAGGACTCATCAAAGGCAGCCAAGAAAGATGCTGGTATGCCAATGGAAAAGCTAAAGGCCGTACAAGAGGATCTAGCTGCCCTATTTGATGGTTCTGAGCTATCAGAGGATTTTAGAGAAAAAGCAACAGTCATTTTCGAAGCTGCTATCAACGAGAAGGTATCTGGCGTTGTAGCATCTCTAGAAGAACAATATGAGGCACGCCTAACTGAAGAAGTTGGTGCTATTGAAGAAGCCCTTGTAGAGAAGATTGACAGCTACCTTGACTACGTAGTAGAGCAATGGGTAGAAGAGAACAAGCTAGCAATTGAAAGCGGTATTAAGGCCGAAGTAGTTGAAAGCTTTATGGAAGGCCTAAAGGGTCTTTTCACAGAACATTATGTTGATGCTCCACAAGAGAAGCTAGATGTTCTAGCTCAGACAGCTGCTGAAGTTGAAGAGCTAAAGGCTAAGCTATCTGCATCAATTAATGAAAATATTGAACTATCTAAGAAGCTAGAAACAGCAGAAGCAGAAAAGGCATTTAATGAAGTATCAGAAGGCCTAGCTGCAACTCAAGTTGAAAAGTTTCGTACATTAGCAGAAGGCCTAGAGTATGCCGACGTTTCTTCATATAAGAAGAAGCTAGGTATGATCAAGGAATCATACTTCGCCGCTAAGAAGGTAGAAGCTAATGCTCAGCAACAGCTAAATGAGGAAGTCGCTCCTGCTCCAGCAGAGAAGGCAGTTGATCCAGTCATGAACAAGTACGCTGCAGCGATTTCTCGTTCGGTCCAAAAGTAACCAATTTATAAATATTAGATAACCCCTAAAGGAGAGACAAAGATGTTTTCTAACGAACAACTTCTAAAGAAGTGGCAGCCAGTTCTTGAGCATGCAGACCTTCCAGAAATCAAGGATCGTCTACGTAAGTCAGTAACAGCTCAGCTACTAGAAAATACAGAGCGTTCAATGGCAGAAAACGGCGGTGCCGCACGTGCCCTATTGGAAGCTGGTACACACACACCAACAAACGCAACTGGCACAGCTGGTTTTGGTGATGGCGTTTCAAACTACGATCCAGTGCTAATCTCACTAGTTCGTCGTTCAATGCCAAACCTAGTTGCTTATGATGTTTGCGGCGTTCAGCCAATGACAGGCCCAACAGGCTTGATCTTTGCAATGCGCAGCAAGTACAGCTCAGCAGCTAACTCAGCAACAGAAGCTTTCTACAACGAAGCCAACACAGCATTCTCAACGATTGCTCTAGGTAACTCAACAGTTAACCTACCTGGCTACCGTAACGTAGGTACAGCACCTGGCACAGCAAACAACGCAGAGTCCAATACATATAACTGGGCCGGCGGTATGTCAACAAACCAGGCTGAAGCTCTAGGTAATGCTTCAAATGCTGCTTTCGCAAACATGGCTTTCTCAATTGAGAAGGTTTCTGTTGAAGCAAAGAGCCGCGCATTGAAGGCAGAGTACACAATGGAACTAGCCCAAGATCTAAAGGCTATCCATGGTCTCGACGCCGAAGCTGAGCTATCAAACATTCTACAGTCAGAAATCCTTGTAGAAATCAACCGCGAAGTTATCCGTACAATCAACGTAACAGCTAAGCGCGGTGCTAACTCAACAACATCAGCCGGCACATTCGACCTAGACGTCGACGCAAACGGCCGTTGGTCAGTTGAGAAGTTCAAGGGTCTAATGTTCCAAGTAGAACGTGAAGCTAACCAAATTGCCAAGGACACACGTCGCGGCAAGGGTAACATCATCCTTTGCTCTTCAGATGTTGCATCTGCATTGCAAATGGCTGGTGTTCTAGACTACGCTCCTGCTCTAAACAGCAATGCTCTAAACGTTGACGACACAGGCAATACATTTGCTGGTGTTCTAAA